GTCACGAATAACATCAATCCGAGCTACTTCACACATTTGATAGTGTGGAGAACCCTTGTCTTTATAACGCCAAAACCTAACAAAATCACCAACTGCATAATTATGCGCGTTAAAAATTATCTGGCTTAGATGTCCGAGACCGTGGGTATTCTTCCCCACTCGTTCTGTATCGAGTTCTGTTAAAGGAACACGAGACATGAACACTTGATGATTGTCAACTAGCGTTCGATGGAGTTGAATGCTATCGGCTGCGCCATTTTCTTCAAAGGCAATTTTGATGTCACCATCATTGCGCTCTTTAAGACCTAAAATATCTTGAGAGATACTAGTAAGATCTTTGAGCATTCTCCGTGTGAAGTGTTGTGGTTTGCCTTGAATAATCGTGGTCAGACCCACCAGACACACCTTCACATGGAAAATATCGCCAATCTTTCGAAAATCAACATCGCCTTCCCAATCGCAAATATCGAGATCCTTGAATAAATCCAAGTAATCGATATAGCGATCGCAGACTTCATCAATTCCTCCAACAATGTTGAATCGGATTTGAGGAGCAAAAACTTCCTTCTTGTTAACTAGCATAGTGATACGCTTAGCTCCCACAAATTCAGTCTTCTCCAAATGGAAATCATCAATGTCTTCCACTCGAATAGCGATGTGCGTGTTCTTATTGCGAATAATCGTTGCATGATGAGATTCATCAAACTGATCTTCGCGGAGCAACCATTCGATTGCCTTGTCAGTGTAAATTGATTTATCTAAGTTAAGACAACCAACTTTGTACCAGTTATCCTCATCTTCTTCGTGGATATCTAAGGTACAGGAATCATCACAAGTGAGTTCCTCGAATCCGCGTTGTTTGAATTGGCGGACTTGAAGGCGTTTATCCTTCTTTGCATTCTTCCGTTGACGAGACATTTTACCGTACTCATTCTTTGATTCATGCTGCTCCAACTTTCCAGTTTTTGGACTGAAGAGGAGCTTCATCAGCTTCCAAAAGATAAATAACAATATGGCTACGAGACCAATTATTAATACTTCCGAAGCTAAACTAATA